CGCTCAAGCACTTTCAGTTCGATGTGCGCAAGGCTGATCCGAACACAGGAGCCATTCTGCAGATGGCGGATAAGCCCAAGCATGATGAGAACAGTCATGCTGCTAGTGCGTTCAATGACTTCGCTGTGGGCTGTGGGATGAAAGTGGGCAGCGTTAGCTGCAAGATCGCCAAACCACGCAGTACGCTACTTGGAACGCTGAACGCCCTGGTTCCTGGCGCACTCGGGACTCGGCGTGAAGACACCTCTGGCTGGCTAGGGAGATAGCTATGAAGTTTCCAATGAGGAATAATTATCAGTCTGGAGAAGAGCATCTGGTCGCACTGAATACTTACTTTAAGTGCTGCGACCAGATGGAGAAAGAACTCCTCTACAAGCTTGCCGCAACTCCCAAGACCTGTGACTGTCCTAAGTGGCCGGAAATGTTTGCTGTTGACGTGACTGGCACAATGGATGAAGCTATTATTGCGCCAGCTGTTCACAATATAGTTGGCACTGTGCAGCAGCATGAAAAGGAAATCTTTGAGGTGGCTCACGGAATGACGAAAGAGGGCCTTTCGTTCATAGCAGTTCGAGTGGGCTAGCTGAATGTCTGAGCGAGGCACTCCTCCGCGCGACGCGAACCCGCCAGCGTTCGCCTCTGGCGACGCCCCTGCTGGCATCAGCGATGTCGTGCGTGAGGGCATGGATCGCTTTGAGCGCTGCGTGGGGCGAGAGAAGACTGCACGAGCGAGGTTTCTGGATGACTTCAAATTTGCCCACGCAGACGCCTATAACGGCTATCAGTGGCCCAACGACCTTCGCCGAACCCGGGAAGTTGATGATCGACCGAGCCTCACTCTCAATGGTGCAAGGCAACATAATCTACAGATTGTCAACGACGCCAAGCAGAACAAGCCGGGCATTAAGATTTTGCCGGTCGCGGACGGGGCCAGTGTGGACTCGGCTAAGGTTCTGAATTCGCTCGTCAAGCACATCGAATATATCTCTAACGCTGGCGCAGCCTATGACCACGCGACGAACTTTCAGGTGAACGCTGGCTGGGGCTATATCCGTGTGGCAACAGACTACAGCAACGAGAAGAACTTCGACCAGGACATTTATATTCGCCGTCAGGCCGATCCGCTGAACGTCTATCTTGATCCTGATGCGAAGGAGCCCGATCGCAGCGATATGAAGTTCGCCTTTGTGTTCCAGGACATTGAGCGTAGCGAGTTCGATAAAGACCCCCAATACGAACAGTATAAGGACATCGCAACGACTACGCCGATGGGCGCTAGCACTGCGGGCTGGGTCAACGATGACTACGTTCGCATAGCTGAGTATTGGCGAATTGTCGAGAAGAAAGACACGCTCTACGCTCTGCCCAAGGGCTATGCGGGCCAGAAGGACTTCGCCGGTGGCTTCATTGCCAAGTCGCTGCTGGAGAAAGTGAAGACTGGCCGCAGCGCCACTTTGCTGAAGCAGATCAAGTTGGACGAGGAAGAGGGCACTGTCCAGTCGCGTGAGCTAATCCGCAAGCAAGTCGAGTGGAAACTGATTATTGGCTGGCAAGTGGCTGAGGAGAAAGACTGGCCCGGTCAGTATATTCCGATCGTGCCGGTCTGGGGAGAGGAGACGATCATCGAGGGCACCTGGGACTGTAAGAGCCACACGAGGAGTATGCTCGATGCTCAGAGAATGTACAATTATGCAGCTAGCTCTGCGGTGGAGTTTATGGGCCTGCAGACCAAGACTCCTTGGATCGCGCCTGTTGAGGCTGTCGAGGAGCTGGAAACCTACTGGAACGAGGCCAATAGGATCAATACGAGCGTTTTGCCATACAAATCTCTGCGAGAAGACGGCAGCGTAATTCCGCCGCCACAACGTATCCAGCCGCCTACTGCCGCGCCGATCTACGCCACGCAAATGCAGAGTAGCCTGCAGGACTTGCTGATGGTGAGTGGCCAGTATGCTGCCAGTATGCAGGGCGGGATACCCCGAACGCCAAAGCAGATAGGCGAGCGCACGCGGCAGGCCTCAACGGCTACGTTCCACTTTGTGGACAATCTGGCCATCGCAATCCGCCACGTTGGAAAGATCATCCTCGACCTGTTCCCGTATATCTATGACACTCAGCGTTTAATGCAAATACTGGCCGATGACGGGACGACTATGAACGTCGCTGTTGATCCTACAATGAAGCAGGCGTACTATAAGCATGTCATGGAGGATCAGCAGAGCGTCATTCACGTTCTTAATCCCACAGTGGGCAAGTACGAAGTGCAGGCCGACATTGGGCCGAATTACGCCACGCAGCGGGAAGAGGCGTTCGAGGCTTTCAAGCTGGTTCTCACCCAGTCGCCGCAGCTGGCGTCTATCCTGGGAGACATACTATTCCGCGCAGCGGACTTCCCACATGCGGACGAGGCCGCAGAGCGACTTCGCCGAATGGTGCCGCCTCACGCGCTCGGCGAGGGCCCGAGTGCGACAGAGCAGGCCCTGATGCAGCAGGTCCAGAACTTGCAGAACCTTTTCAGCAAGAGCCTGGAGGATCAGACCACGCTGCGCATTAAGTTGCGCGGCAAAGAGGAGAAGAACGAGGTCGCCATCTTCGACGCCTTAACGAAACGTATTGCGACGCTCTTAGTGGCCGCGAAGCAAGGCGAGGCCGACATCACGCCGGACACGCTGCGGCCTGTGGTCGAGGACGCCATTAAAGAGGCCCTGGGGAATAGCGTCACGCCTGCCGAGACCACCATTGACGACGTGCTGCAGCAGAGCCCCAGCAACGCTGGCCTGCCCGAAGCGGCTACGCGCGTGAGGCCTCCGCTCGCTGGAGCGAAACAGGCCGAAGGCGGCCAGTGGTACGTGCGCGACTTGGCTCAGGCCAAGGGCTATCGTCCGGTGACGTGAGATGCCCGACACGCAGTCGCCCGACGAGTTTCAAGACATCCATGACGCGCTGGGCATTAAGCCCTGGTCGCCCGACGCCCTCGCCAGTCCGTCGCCCGTGCTGAGTGAGATGCAAAGCGCGCCCGGCAAGATCGCCAGCGGCGTGGGCAACGCCCTGGGCATCAACGACGCCGTGAGTGCGCTGCGCGGTCAGATGACGCCGGAGGAGGCCCAGCACTTCGCGCTAACGTCCGCCGCTGGCCTGCTGCCCATGGGCAAAGCCGAACGTGCGGGCGAGGTGGCGTGGAGCGCTGTGAAGCCCGTCATTGAAGATGCCTGGAAAGCTGGTCGTCCGCCGACTGGCGCGCTAGTGGACTATCTAAGTGAACACGTTCTCAATCCCTTCAAGCACATTGCGGAGAATTACCCTGAGTACGATAACTTTCTGGACCATCTCGGCAATAAGTATGGGGACTGGAGCGACATTGCTGCTGCCAAGAACAAAGGCAGCGCGCCACTTGCCTCGCTGAGCGATGAAGCCATCGAGAAGCATCTGGCGAAGAACCCAGGAGCCAGCATCGCGGACGTTGCAGGCGTTCATACAGAGGGGCCGAGTTCGTCCTACGTAGCGGGTGCGCATCCAGAGAACGATCTGGCCCTTTCATCTTTCAATCGAGATATTCCATTCGGTGTACCTGCGAAGGCGCAGGACTTAGGTTTCACCACTCCTGCGCTGCACGGCACCTCAACGCAGTGGCCTTGGGAAGGCTCGCTGGACGAATTGAAGTTGCCAGACACCCAGCTCGGTGTGCATTTTGGTAATCCGAAGCAGGCAGCGCTGTTTGCACTGCGCTCATCGCCTGGAGCGTTTAACGCCCCTCGCACATATCCCGCTGTGCTGCAGATGCAGAACCCTCTAGAGACCAAAGATATGGGCTCCTGGAACATTGGGTCAATGAAGAGTGCTCTTCAAGAGATTAACGACGGTACGCATACGGACTACGTAAGTGGCAAGAGTCGTGCTGTTTCGCCCGACGCCAAAGGGCAATTTCCACAGAGCGAGCTGGACGATCTGCACAGCATCAAGGACGTTCGAGACTACATTGCCTCTAAGGGTTATGACAGCATTAAGTACATTAATCAGGTCGAGGACTATGGGCATCCCAGTTATATTCTCTTTCAAGACAGCCCAACTAAGCCTGGCTATGTGATCGGAGCCCGCTCGCCTTTCGCGAAGTTTGATCCGAGTCAGTTGCATCTGCCCAGTCTCGCCGCAGGCGGCGCGGGCGTGATCGCATATCCGTTCCGAGGTGAGGAGAAACGCTGATGCCCAACGTAGCCGCGCACAAGCTGGTGCTGGAGACTGCCCAGAAGATGGCCGCAGAGCTATATGACGAGGTGATGTCTGGCAACGAGATGTATGCTGGCTGGAAGGAGATGACCCTTAAGCGCGGCTTGAGCGCCGAGCAGTCTCAACGCTTATTCGTAGCGTTGATCTCGCCGAAACTTCTGGAGCCCGCACGGGCCATCTTAGCATCCATGCTAAGTGACAAGTCGAAAGAACACTTGCACGCGACGATCTATGACTCCATGCTGCTGGACAACGCAATTCGGGCGAGCAGACTTCGAGCGAACGGACGGCCGAAGCTGTCTCTGCCCACTGAGGACGAACTACGCACTATGAGGAAAGAATGACCGAGGCCACTACGCAGACGACTGAGACCACTACGACTACGACGACCACTGAGCCGCCGAAGCCGGAAGTCAAGGTCGAGACGCAGACGCAGACTGAGCAGCCGAAAGAGCAGACTGTTCCGCTCTCGCGTCTACAGGCCGTTATTGGCCAGAAGGCTGAGGCTGAGCGCGCTCGGCAGGCTCTGGAGCGTGAATTGAAGCTGGCCAACGATACAGTGGCTGAATTCAAGGCTCTCAGCACGCGCAAGAGCGACGAAGGGAAGACTCCAGAGCAGATCGCCGCCGAACGTAAGGCCGCTGGCGAGCGGGCTCCGACGCCCCAGGAACTGCAGCAGCTAGTCGCCGAGGAGGCCAGTCGTCAGAACTTCAATGAGCGCTGCAATTCAGCCGCTGTGGCTGGTCGCACCGCACACGCCGACTTCGACAAGGTCGTGCTCGGCGATCTCACTTCCATCTCGCCTGTGATGGGCCAGAACGGCAGACCCGTGCTGCCCCAAACGCTGCTCGAAGCAGCACTGGAGACTGGTCAGGGCCATGAGGTGCTCTACGCTCTGGGACAGGACATCAGCGAGGCTAGCCGCATCATGGCTCTGCGCCCGGTGGCCCAGGCCGTCGAGCTGGCCAAGTTCGCCGCGAAACTTAGCACTACGCAGCCCGAGCCCGAGCTGGACGAAGAGGGCAAGCCCATTTTGCAGAATGTGAGCAAGGCCCCTGCGCCCATTAAGCCCAGAGTGAAGCAGGGCGCCACTAAGCCCGCTTGGAAGCCCGAGGACACAGAAAACTTCTCCACTGAGGAGTGGATCAGAAATCGTGAGAAGCAAGTGCGAGAGGAACGCACTCGCCACTAACTACGGCGCTCCGCGGAGCCTGATCCGCGCCCTGGACGTTCTACGAGAGTCGTCCCCTCCGCCCCAGGTGCGTAACCTGCTCTGGCCGTATTAGCCGCTCGGCCCCGGTAACAGCACGCTAGATGCCCTTGGCGTCGCGTGTAACTGGGAGACTGGCTGTGGCCAACTCACTTCTGACGATCAACATGATTACCCGAGAGGCTGTCCGCCTCTGGAAGAACTCCAACGCATTCATCCAGCACGTCGATATGCAGTACGACGACAACTTCGCCAAGACTGGGGCGAAGATTGGTTCTTCGCTGCGCATTAGGCTGCCCAACGACTTCACTGTTCGCACTGGTCCGGCCGCGCAGGTCCAGGATACTGCCGAGCAGAGCACCACGCTGGTGCTCGCCACCCAGAAGGGCGTGGACGTTTCGTTCAACAGCGTCGATCGCACCATGTCGCTGGACGACTTCTCTCGCCGTGTGCTGGCCCCGATGGTCAACAACCTCGCCGGTGCTGTCGCAGCGGACGTGATGTCCGGCGTGGACTCTGGCGGCACGAACGGCGCAGGCATCTGCAACTATGTCGAGAACGGCACGCAGAGCGCAGACGGAGCGTACACTGCGCTGACGAACTCGCCTGTGGCCCAGACCTGGCTCACTGCGGGTGCGTTCCTCAAGCAGAATTCTGCGCCCATGGATGCCTGGAAAGCGATCCTCGATCCAGTCACGGAGGCCCGCACGGTGTCGAGCCTCGCGGGTCTGTTCAACCCCACGCCGAAGATCAGCGAGCAATACAAGACCGGCAAGATGGCCACTGACACGCTGGGCTTCGACTGGTATATGGATCAGACGGTTATCCAGCACACGGGCGGCACCTACAACGGTTCGACTACCGTGAACGGAGCCAACCAGACTGGGCTGAGCATCACCGTCAACACGAACGGCAGTGGCACGCTCGTCGTCGGCGACATCGTGACGTTCGGCACTGGCGCGCTCACGACTGACGTTCACCTCGTCAATCGCATCACGAAGCAGAGCACTGGCCAGCTTCGCCAGTTCGTCGTGACGGCTTTGTTCACGGCAGGCACGAGCACGACCCTGGGCATCTACCCGGCGCTCATTCCGTTCGCCACGGGCAGCGTGCAACAGCAATATCAGACTGTGGACAACAGTCCGATTAATGCTGCTCAGATCAACATTGTGAATCCGGCGAGCACGACGTACCGTAAGAACTTCGTCTTCGCGCCAGAAGCAGTGACGATGGCGACTGCGGACCTTATCATGCCCACGAAGGGTGTGGAGGAGTCCGCCCGTGAGCAGTTCGACGGCGTCGCGATGCGTATGCTCACGGCATACGTGCCGGGCACTGACCAGCTCATCACGCGCCTGGACGTGCTTTACGGCTACCTCTGGGTCAGGCCGGAATGGGCCGTGACTGTCGCCGACATCGTCTAACGCAAAGCTCCGAGGCCAGACCCCAAGTGGGAAACTGGCCTCGTTGATGGTGCTGGCTGGGGAGTTCCTCGGCCCCAGCCAGTCACCGCCACTACGCTCCCCGAGGAACAACAATTCCGAGAGGACTGAGAAAATGCTTGAGACTTACAAGAACTTGACTGCTCGCGGCGTCATCGGCCCGCTGATGAAAGTCGGCCCGGACGGCAAGCAGATCGTTGATCCCACTGGCGACCTGCCCGGTACGCTCGTGCAGCGCCCGTTCGCCGAGTATCCCAAGGCCGTTCGGCGCGTTCGCACGCTGCCCGATGGTACTGAGCAGACCATCACGCTCGTGGCGGGCTCGAAGGCGGAAGAACTGAAGATCATGTCCGACACGGTCGAGATGGACGTGCCCAGGTCGCCGCTGGAGCGTGAGAGGGATGAGCTGGCGACGGAACTGGCCACCCAGAGCAAGATGAACGGGCAGCTAGCGACCCAGTTGGAGAACGCCCTCGCGCGCATCCAGCAGCTCGCCGATAAGATCGAGAAGCTCACCGCAGAGCCCGTGGTCGAGCCTGCTAAGGAAGCTGCAAAGCCCGCAGCGTCTAGCGGCATCGCCGCGCTCGCCGAACAGCGTGCACTGCAGAATAAGAAGTGATCCTCCATGAGCATTCTTGACGAGATTGAAGCTGAGAGGCGTTACCAGGACTCTCGCTGGGGGCACAAGACGGATGACACTCTCAACACTCCATGGATGTGGGTGGCGTATATCACGCTTTACTCAAGTAAGTGGATGGTTGGCACGTTCTTGCCTCTGGGGAAAGATACCACAGACACTTTTCGCAAGATGATGGTCAAGACGGCCGCATTAGCTGTTGCTGCCATTGAGAGCGTTGACCGTCAGCGCGCTGAAAACAGAAAGGCGTTCTACGAGTGACGACCACTCTGGACATCATCACTCTTGCCCTGCTCGACGCCGGTATTATCGGGCAGGGCCAGACTGCGAGCGCAGAGGACGTGAACAACGCCTATACGCGAATGCAGTGGATGATCCAGCAATGGCAGCGGAAGCGCTATCTCGTCTTCCATCTGGTCAACATTAACTTCACGTCCACAGGCCAGACGACTCCGTACACAATTGGTCCTGGCCAGCAGTTCCAGATCGGCACGCGGCCGGATAGACTGGAGACTGGCTGCTTCTTCCGTCAACTGGTGCAGAGTTCGCCGAACCAAGTGGACTATCCGCTGGAGCTGCTCGAAAGCTTCGAGGACTATAATCGCATCGCGCTGAAGGCCCTGAGCACCTTCCCCGGCTACGTGTTCTATGACCCGGCGTATCCCACTGGCAAGCTGTACTTCTGGCCCATTCCGCAGGCCAATCTGTACTCCATGAACGTACTGGTGAAGGCCACGCTCATCGACATCATCACGGCGAATGCGCTTACGACCGTGCTAGACAACACCTTGCCGAACGAATACTTTAAGGCGATCTACGAGTCGCTCGCGGAAATTCTACGTTCTGCGTATCGTTTGCCGCCGGACCCTGGCCTGAGCGCCCGAGCGAAAGAAAGCCGCGAAGTGCTGCGCGACGCCGCAGCCGCAATAGCCCGTCTCCGTATGCCGGACGATCTGATCCGCCCCGGCGTCTATAATCCCTATAGCGATCAGATCACCTAGATAGGAGCCACTTCTATGCTGAAGAAAGTGAATGCTGCGCTGCTTGGCCTGCTGCTGAGCATCAGTCTCTGGGCCCAGCCTGTTCTGGCCCAGACCCTTCCGCTGCCGGGCGTGAATGGGCCGAGTCTCGGGGACTTCAATACGAACCTCTATACGCTGACCCAGGGCGTTGAGGCCGGAAGTACTGTCGGCGTCGGCGTTGCGCTCAGCGTCAGTCAGACTAGCGGGCAGGCGAATTGCACGCAACTGGGCACCGTCAATATGGTGCATAACATTGGGACCAGTTCAGGCACTGGCTACGTGTGCCTTCCCGCCGCCATTCCCGGCTTCTTTAAGATCATTCTGAACCAAACGACCAGCACCATCGACATCTATGGTGGGGCCAATCCGCATCAGTTCGCACCGGGCACCCAGGACACCATTAACGGCACGACTGGCAGCACCGCGTTCGCTCTGGGCAGCCAGCAACAGGCCCAGTGCATCGTGGGCACCGG